CTGGTGCCAGGTGACACCGTCGGCGCCGTCCATCAGCGCGATGAAGTTGGAGCCGCGCTTCCAGCCCAGTGCGATGAATTTGCCGCCCCGCACAAAGGCCCGGCTCGCCGGCACGGGCATGAGCCGGTTGGCGGCCAGCCATGCGGGCGTGGCGGAGCTGAAAGTTTCCCCGTCCACGCTGGTCGCACATGCCGAGCCGTTGACGCCGTCGTTTCCCAATGCCAGCGCAAGCCAGGTCGCGCCATTGAAGACCACGGTGTTCCACGCCGTGCCCACGCCCGCGTTTTCCGGAAAATTGCGCTGCACCCAAGGCCCGCTCGCCGAGGCAGACACCCAGAAACTCGCGGCCGGGGTGCCCGTCGCGTGGACTCGCCCGCCCGAGGAGTGCATAAAGCTCGCGGTGCCGGGGGTGCTGATCCAAGCCCACGTAGCGCCGTTATCCATGGAGTAGACAGCGAAGCGGGTGGCGGCGTCCGAAGAGAGCACGCCCGCGCCGCAGACAAGCAGCCCCTCGCCGATGGAGAAAGCACCATCGGGAGACAGGCTCTTGAAGCCATTGATCGACAAAGGCCGAGCCGTGAGCGTCACAAGGTCAGTGCTCGTGTAGATCGTCTGTCCAACGCTCGGCACAAGGACATAGACAGAGCCGTTGTGGGCGACGGCACGCATCGTCGTCGCGGGCGACGTGGGCGCGCGCAGCTTGAACGCACGGCACTGATCCGTGACGATGCCTGGCACGAGCCGGTCGTCGCCCCGCCAGATGGTGCGGCGGCGCAGCGCGGCCCCACCGCCGAAATGCTCGGTGAAGGAAATCATCGTTTAAATCCACCCTCGGGTTGCGGTTTGAGTCCAGAGCTTGTCGGCGCGGCGTGCGTCGATCACCACGTCATCGTCAATGCCTGCGAACAGGCCGCCGTTGCGGCGCAGCACCAGGCCGGAGCTGCCGCTCTCATTCGTAGTGCGCAGTTGCTCCTGCGGCGCCGCGTTGACGGGCATGAGGCACTCGCACTGCGGATGCCTCAGGAGGTAGTGCATGCCTACCACGAGCTGGTGGGGGCCGGGCGTTGTCAGCTCCTGCTGGGGCATCGAGTACGGCGAGCCGGTCAGGCGCCAGCCCACAGGATCAAGAGACGGATCGGCAGCGCTGGCCGTCACGCCCACAGGCACGCGGCGGTAGGTGAGCAGCGACAGCGGCGACCACACGGCCGCACCCTGGACGTAGTCGCCCGGTGCCCAGCGCACGGCGCCTGCGATCACGGCCGCGTTTTGCGCGCTGGTCTCTGCCGCAGCCGCGGCAGACTGGGCCGCATTCTTGTTGCCCTCGATGCCCTGCAGCGCTTGGCCCAGCTCCGCCAGGAAGGTGGTGAGCCAGGCCACGAAGCCGGCGAGCCAGGTGCGGAAGGCCGCAGTCCAGTTCAGGTAGGCGTTGGTCTTGACGTCGAAGGCGGGCTGATCGTCGGTCAGCCGATTGGGGATGGGCGCCGACTCCGTAGGTGCGCCGGGGGGCGGGGTAAAGATCATGTGGCAGGAACCTCCAGTCCTTCGATTGCCAAGTTGCAGTCAGAAAACCCACGTGCCACGAGAACTTGCTTGAAGCTCATGACATAGCCATAGCTGGTGAGCGCATTGACGCCGCGCGCGCCGAACCAAACGACCGGCCTGGAGCGGTAGGGCAGGATCAGCTCGCGCGTGCGCTCGTACTGGGTGCCGCGCACCAGGACCTGCAGCTCCATGCGGTCCGAATACGCGCCCGGGTTGACTTTCCAGCCGCCCCAGTCATCGCGCCCCTTCTGGCCCCAGTCGTCGAAGCCGATGGACGGCCGCCAGTAGGTGTCGCCCAGCCAGACAGAGCGCCCGATGACGCATTCGCCGCAGCGCGCCTTGGCGCCCGGGTTGCGGATGCGGATCGTGACGGTGGCCTGGGTGTAGGCCGGCAGGCCGGAGATGTGCAGCTTCGTTTCGCGCTCGATGGGATGGAAGAAGTAGCCCCAGTGCGAGCCGCCCGAGGGCTTGAGCATCAGCAGGGAGCCGGTGTCCTTGAGCACGCCGTGGACGGGATCGGTGACCACGAGCTGCACGTCGTAGGCTTGCACCCCCATCAGCATCACGTCGGTGACCACGCGGCCGGGCGCGACGACGATCTCGATCATGTCGTCGTGCTCCGTGACGGAGCCGAGCGACGTGTCGAACATGCGCAGACGGTTCTCGACCCCGCGCGATTGCCACTTGCCTGCAGTTGTCGCGGGATCATTGCCCAGGTTGTTCGCCATCATGGAGCGCCAGATCACGCGCTGCGCGTCAATCACTTCCTCGTTCAGGGCGTACTGCACCGTGGCCGACCAGGGCGCCAACGTGCTCGCAGGCACGTTGGTGGTCATGTTGTCAGGGGTGATCGCCATGGGTGGCAGGAACCCCATGCCCAGGGCGTATCCGTCGAGCGGGCTCATGCTGTCTCCCTTTGCAGCACGCCGATGGCGTCCTGCTTGCGCGCGAGGGTCTCGATGCTGTCGAGCCGCACGATCACGGCGCGCAGCAGGTCGTACTGCTGCTGGGCGAGCTGGCGCAGCGCGGCCACGGTTTGCGCCTCGCCCTTGCCGCCGAGCGCATGCACGCCCAGACGCCCGCCGATGTTCGCCAGGGGAAGGATGGCTTCCTCCCCCGCCTCGCCCATCTGGCCGATGTCGAAGAAGGTCGGGCGCGTGACCACGCCGTTGCTGAATGCGCCGCCGCTCGCGAAGCGCTTGATGCCGATGCCCTCGAAAAGGCTGTCGATGTAGTCCTCGGGCATCTCGTAGACGCGCGCGATGTCCGCGTTGCTGATGCCCGAGCCGTACAGTGCGGCGTTGATGTGCTGAAGCGTGCTGGCGTCGTCATGGCCCAGGCCACGCTCTTGCGCATACTTGAGTTGCTGGTCGATGCGCCAGCGGATGTCGGCATCCCGGTCATAGTTCCCGCCCTCCGAGCCACCGCCAGGCCCTGAGACGAAGCCGCCACCGCCGCCTCCACCGCTGCCGCCGCTCCCGCCGCTCCCACCGCTGGCGTCCTTCCCCGTCTCTTCAAACATCCGCTCATAGAACTCGCGCACGGCGCTTTCAACGTCGCGCACGGCCACCGTATTGCCTCGGGCCGCATCCAGCGCTTCGCGGCCCAGCCGCGAAATCGTGTCCAGGCGGTCCACCTCGATCCGGGCCTGCTCCAGCAGCAGCTCGGACACGTCCGCCTGGGCTTCGCCGTTGTCACCGATGGCGTCGAGCTTGTTGGCGAGGATGAGCTGCGCGGCCTCGTAATCCAGCCGGTTGGCGTAGGCGCTGGTGCCCATGCCCGCGCGTGCATCTGCGACGGCCTGGCGCAGGCCCTCGGCATCGGGGAGCTGGCCGCCGCGTGCGGCGGTGAGCGCGTTGTCGATCCATGCATTGGCCTGCGCGGCCGACATCGCGGCAGCGCTCGCAACCTGGCCGCGCAGCTCGCGTGCCTGATCGCGAGCGATGTCCACGACGGCACGGGCCGTGGCGAGGCGTTCCTCGCGCAGCGCGACCTCGGACTGCGCGGCGTCGCGCGCGGCCTGGACGCTCTTTTGCAGGGCAGACCAGGCGGCATCGGTCGCGGCTTTGCGCGCATCGGCCTCGGCCTTGGCCTGGCGCTCTGCAGCCTCCTCCTGGGCCTTGGCGGCATCCTCGGCAGACCGGGTGATCTGGGCCAGCGAGCCCTGCAGGTTGAGCAGCGCGGCCACCGTGGGCGCGCCTGCGGCGCCCAGGGCAATGTTGGCGTCCATCAGCGCGCGCAGCTCGTCGCGGGACCGGGGCAGCTCGTACCCGAGCGCCGCGAATTGGGTAGTGAGGTCACGGGTCAGCGCCGCGCTGCGCTCACCCTCGGTGTAGTAGTTCTGGTAGTAGCTGCTGGTGAGCGCGGCGAGGTTCTCGGCGCCGCCTGTGGCCCTGAGCAGCGCGGTGATGGCGTCATTGGCATAGCCCGCGAAACCCTGGATGCTGTTGCCCAGGTTGGCGAACAGGGCTTGGACTTGCCCGATCTGCTGCACCACGGGGCCGAGGGCTTCCAACGTGGGGGAGTCGCCCAGCGCGTCGAGCATCTCGCGCGCCCACTCTGCATCTCCGATGGCCGTCTTGAGGGCATCACGGGCGCTGGCGGCGATGGCGGCGAAGTACTGCCGCTGGCCTTCTTCCCCATCTGCAAATTCCCTCGGCGCCCAGCGGCTGGTCTGGGTGTCGGCCCAGTTCAGAATGGACTTGTCGCCCAGCCGGATCATGAGCGAGCCCCAGGCACCGTCCTTGGACGAGTCGTCGGCGAAGGCCGTCGCTGCGTAGTACCCGGCCTGCTGCCCGAAGGAGGTCGCCGTGGCGTCCAGCAGGCCTACGAGCGTTTGTGCGATGGAGGCACTTTGCTGCTCGACGCTCTGGTCGTAATAGCGCGAGTTGACGCCGAACGTCAGGCCCTGGTCGAGCACGCCCAGGCCCGTGGTTGTGCCGCCCGCTTCGCTGTAGCTGGCCGCGCCCCCGATGTGCGGAGTGGAGCCCTTGAACACCCCGCCGAGGCCGCCCAGCAGTGCGATGCCGGCCAAGGCCCAGCCCCAGCCGGGGATGGCGCCCAACGCGCCCGTCAGGCCGCCCCCGGCTGCGGCACCCGCTCCGGCCCCTGCGCCCACGCCACCCGCCGTAAGGCCGAGGCCACCGCCTGCGGTCAGTCCAAGTCCGCCACCCGCCGTAAGGCCCAGACCCGTTGCGCCCGAGCCGAGCGCATACATGGAACTCGCGCCGCCAAGGCCAAGCCAGCCGCCCGCTGCCGTGAGGGCATTGCCCAGCACGCTGTTGCCGGTCGCCAGGGCATAGAGACTGCTCGCGTTGCTTGCCATGCCGAGCAGGTTTCCGGCGCCGCCGCCATTTCCGCCCAGCAGTGCCTGCAAGCCGCTCCCACCGATCAGCCCCATCATGTTGCCGACGATGTTCACGACGAATGGCTCGGCGAACGCCTTGTACAGCTCGTTCGCGACGGTCGTTTTAAACGTCGTCGCCATGCTCTTGTTGAAGGCGTCCCACGCATCCTCGCCCCGATTGAGCATGTCGGCGAAGCCCTGGCGGAAGGTGTCGTTGATCTGGTCCACCGTGCGCGTGGTCTCGCGCGCATAGACGCGCCCCACCACGGCCGCCTGGGCGCGCGCGGCGGCTTCGCTCGCTTCGGCCTTGAGCTTTTCCGCGCCGGCCCGGTCTGCAGGGTTCTTGGCGTCGATCTCCTCCAGCCGCTTCTTGAGGTCGATGGCGATGCGGTACTGCTCCAGCGCGATCTCGCGCTCGCGCTGCGACAGTGTGGTCAGGCTCAGCTCGAACTGGGTGGCCGCGTTGGCCTCATCGATGGCCTTTGCATAGTCGTGCACCATGCGGGCCGATTCGTTGTAGCCCTGCACCTTCGCAAGATCGCGTATCGCCTGGGCCTGTTCGCGCAGGGCCTTGGACGCACGGCCCGTCAGGTCGATGCCGGCCATCGTGACGGCCTGGCGCTCCAGCTCGGCGGCGGCGTCCTCTACGCGCGCCTGGCGCAGCGCGCCCAGGGCCGCGCCGGTCTTGCCGATCTCCAGCGTGTCCAGCCTGGCAACGCGCAGGTTTTCCTGAGCCTCGCGCGCGGAGCGCTCATAGCCTTCGATGCGCTGCTCCAGCGCCTCGGCCGCCTGGGCGTCCAGCTCCTGCTGCTGGCGCGCGGCCTGGACCTCGGTGTTGGCGCGCCGTTGCGCCAGCTCGGCCAGCTCGCCCTGGATGTTGGCCTGCTCCTTGGCCGAATCCTTGCGCCCCTGCAGCAGGGCCAGCTCGGCCTGCAGCGCCGCGCGCTGCGCGTCGATGTCGGCGAGCTGCAGGGCCGTGCGCCGCTCCAGCGCCTCGGACTCATCGATGGCGCCGCGCTTGCGCAGCGCGTCCACCTCGGCCAGGCTGTCTGCGGTCTGCGCCGCGAGCAGCTTGTAGCCTTGCTTCGTCGCGGCGATCTCGGCATCGATACCCTGCGCGCGGGCGGTGGCCGCGCTGGCGCCCAGGTCCTTGATCTTCTTGTCGCGCTCGGCCGCGAGCTGGCGCTCGACCTGGTCCTGCTCGGCCTGGGCCTGGCGGATTTTCTCCGGATCGGTGCCTCGCTGCTCCAGGGCGGTGCGGTACTGCTCCCACGCGCTGCGCGAGGCCGACAGCTTGTCCGAGTACTCCTGCTGGATGGCGATGGCGGTCTTTACGCCGTCGTTGGCCTTGCGCCATGCTTGCTCTGCGCCTTGCACCGTGAGGCCGAGCTTGCCGGCGCCGGTGGTCAGGCTGGTCTGCGCTTCCTCGGCGCTCCTGATCTTGCCGGCCAGTGTGCCGTACTGCACGAGCAGCTTCTGCAGCAGCTCGCGGCGCGCTTCCTCTGGCAGGCCCTGGCCCCCGGTCGGTCCCTTGCCGGCCTGCAGGTTGTCGATCTGCGCCTGCAGCTCTGCCAGACGGTCGGTCGCCTCGCCGCTTTGCTTCGCCAGGTCGCCCATGCCTGCAGCGGCCAGCGCGTTGCGCTGCTGCAGCTTGGCGATCTGCTTGTCCAGGTCCGCGATGATCTCGGGCGTGGTGCGCGCCACGGCGCCCTGCACCTGGCGCTCGGCATCGGAGCCCTTGTTGCCCCACAGTGCCCAGGCGGTCGCGCCCAGCGTCACGGCCGTGGTGACGATGCCGATAGGGCCGCCCAGGAAGCCAGCCACCCCGCTGAGCGCACGCCCGGCCACCGAGGCCGCGCCCTGCGCCGCCGCCAGTTGCGCGGCCGAGGCCGAGGCGGCGTTCTGCGCTGCCGTCTGGGCCGTGGTGGCCGCTGCAATGGCAGCCTGCACGCCGGCCTGCTGCTTGCCCAGCGTTGCCAGCTCGGTCATCAGCACGGCATGGCGGGCCTGCGCGGCGGTCAGCGCCTGGGTGCCCTCGCGCACGGCGGCCAGCGCAATGCTCTGTGCGCCAGCGGCGCGGGCGGCGGCGATCTGCGCCTCGGCCTGGGCCATGGTGGCACGCACCGCGTCCATCTTGGCCACGACCTCGGCACGCGCCACAACAATGGCCTCGCGCGTGGTGTTGAGGGTGGCGATCTGCGTGGCCTGCGCCGCCACGTCGGCCTGAGCCTGCGCGGCCTTGGCCGACAGCTCGGACAGGTAGGCCGCCAGCTTCTGCTTGCTTGTGAGAGCGACCTCCACGTTGCCGGCCGACTCGGCCGCCGACTGCACGGCCGCCAGGCGCGACGCCTGCGCCGCCTCGACCTTCGCGACCGTGGCCCGCGCCATGTCGGCCACGAAGTTCCCCAGCTTCATGCCCATGTAGGCCGACGCCAGCATCGTCACCGCTTCGCGGTGTTCGTAGAGCCCAACGCCCAGCTCGCGCAACGCTCCCACGCCGGTGACCGCCATCTCAGACAGTTCCCGGATGCCCGCGACCAAGTCTTCGTTGAGTGTGACCTTCTGGTTAGCGTCAATGGTCGAGAAGAGGCTGGACACTTCACCCAGCGCAGCCTTGGATGCCGTGATCAGTGGCTCCATACCTTCGGCCGCCACACGCGTGGCGCCTTCTCGAATCTGATCAAGCCTGCCTTTGAAGGTATCGCCGAACGCATTGCTCGACTCCTCGAAGCCCTGCAGTCGAGACATCAGGAATGCGAACAGCCCCTCGCTAGACGCCTTGGCTTTCGCTATGTCCGAGTCCTTGAGCCCCAGCGCATTCGCCAGCGTCGAGCTGGCCGGCTGGATGCCGCCCGCGACCAGGTCGCGCAGTTCCTGCACCACCTGGCTCGCGTCCAGGCCCATGCTCTTGACTGCGTTGGTGCCGACCACGGTGAGCTGGCGGATTTCGTCCAGCGTCATGCGCGCGCCCAGGCCGGGGGCCAGCAGCGCCTGGAACACCTGCACCAGCTCCTGGCTGGTGGCGGCAGTGCGCAGCGCGTCGTCGTTGAGCTGCTGGATGTACTGGACGGCGAGCTGCAGGCCCCGGTTGTAGTCGAGCTGTTGGCCGTTGATGGCCGTCATGCTGCCCAGGATGCCGGCCATGCCGACCTGGCTCACCTCCAGGTTCTTGGAGTAGTCGAACGCATTGCGCGGCAGGGCCGTGAGCGCGTTGCTGATCGCCTCGATGCCGTTGCTGACGATGTGCAGGCCGGCCGCGCCCTGCACGATGTCACGCACCGACATGCTGACCTGCGCCAGGCTGCGTGTGGCGCGCGCCGCTCCCTGCTCGGCGCTGGCGCCCAGGTTCACGAACTCGCGCGCGGCGCGTGGCAGCTCAGTCGTCACCGACTGGGCGTCCACCACCATCTTGATGCCTACCTGGCGTACCGCGCTCATTTGTTTTAAAGTCCCTGTATGTTCAAGTTCCTGACCGGCTTCTGGCTTCCCGTCCTGTTCCTGCTGATGGTCTTCAAGGCATCAGCTACAGGCGTGTGGCTGGTATTGCCCCTGGTGCTCGTGCCGGCCTGGCTGCTGTACTGCCTGATGTCCAGCCGCTGACCGCCACCGTCTCCAGGAACCAGGCCGGGCAATCCGGCCTGTTTCATTTGCGGCGCTGCTGGTTGAGCAGCTTCACGGTCTCCTGCTCCAGCACCTGGAGCTGGGCGAACACCTCGGCCTCCCGCTCCTGCGGCACCCCATAGCGCCGCATCACGACCTCGACGCCGGGGTAGTTGAGCCCCTCCCACACCACGCCACCGCCCAGCGGGATCGGCGTCTTGACCCATTGCGAGCCACAGCCCAGGTACACGTCCCAGGCCATCGCGTGCTCGGGCCACAGCGCGTAGTCCTGCGGGCGATCGCGCTGGTGTTGCGGAGGAATGAGCCGGTTAAGGTCCACCCCGAGCAGTGCGGCGTCGGCCCGCAGGTCGTCATCGACTACGTGGCGGCGCGCGCCGTCTCGGCCGAAGTGGTGCCGGACGGCGCCGCGGAGTTTTTTTGCGCCGCCTCGCGCTGGTTGACAAAGAAGTGGTCGAACCAGCACACGGCCATGGCCTGCTCCAGACCCGGATAGGCCTGGTTGGTCGAGCGCCGCTCTTCATGGCTGTAGGGCACCGCGTTACCGTTCTCATCGAGCATGCCGCCCCAGCCCGCGACTACCTTGTCGAGTAGCTCGGCATTGCTGAGACGGCGGTGCTCCTGGGTGGGTGCGGCGTCCGCCTTGGGCGCGGGCACCTCGACCACATAGCCCAGCGTGTAGCGCTTGTGCAGCTCGTCGCGCTCGCCCTCGGGCAGGCGCTTGAAGATGGTGTCGAACTTGTGCACGTGGAACGTGCCGTTGTCGTCGGGCAGGAACAGCTCGGCGGGGCAGGTGACTGTGGGCTTGAGACCGGAAATCTTGACGGCCATGGTTTTCCTCTTGCGGTTGGTGGTGGGTGGTGGGTGGACTGGGGAGCCGCCGCGCCGGTCAGCGCACCACGATCTCCCATTCGTCGTTGCCCAGCAGGGGCACGTAGCGCAGCGGCACCGTGATCTGCTGGACACCGTCCGACTCCCCGAAGGTGGGCTTGCCAAGCTGCACGTTGGGCGCGATCAGCTCGATCACGTTGGTGGCGCCGGGGCCGTGCTTGAACGCGATCGGGCCGCGCGTGGACTGGCGGGCCAGCTCGACCCAGTTCTTGTCGGATACGCGGGTGTTGTCGAACGTCACGCTGCCGGTGCTCTTGCGGCCGGTGATCTCGACCGTGTCCACGTTGATCAGGTCGCGCTTGATGACCGTGTTGCCGAAGTCGAAACTGAATGCGCTGGCCGCCAC